TTTCGCACTAATCTTTGAAGGATCAGGTACAATAGCTATGATTTCATCATCATTTATAACTGAATACGTTTCTTTTTCGTATACAAACTTAAGTCCTACATACTTTCCTGTCAATACCCAGTCCCCAATCTTAGCCCATTCACTGTTAGCTTTGTTGTGATCTTTGTATGCGTCAGGCCCCATGTCAATAATCTGTGATATAACACATGAGAATTTAGCATGTTCTACTAGTTCATCAGTTAATATAATGCCCCCTGCAGTTTTGTTTTCTATTTCTCTTGGCTTTAATAATAACCTATAACCTGCAGGTTTTGGTAGATTTTTCTTACTCATGGGAATCCTTTATAAGTTTAATAAGTTCAGATTGTAATCTATCTTTAAGATCACCTAGTGTATGTTGAATACCTAACATGTACTTATAGTCTTCCATAGTGGAAGCACCTTGTAGGATTTGAGCAGTATTAGCTTGTATAGATTCCTCTATTATTTTAGATAATCTATCTTTGTAGTCGTTGGCTGATGCCATATTACCTCCTGTAATAGTGAGGGGGCATTACGCCCCACTCGTTTATTTTATTTTTATTTCCTTCGGCCTCTTCTCCTCAGGTACAATTTTCTCTAATTCAATAGATAATAATCCGTTCTCAAATTTGGCGTCATTGACTACCACGTCATCTGCTAATGCAAACGTGCGCGTAAAAGCGCGTTGAGATATGCCACGGTGTACGACATCGTCGGCTTTCTTATCGTTTTGTTTAGATTTAATTGTTAATGAATTATCCGCATAATTAATTGATACATCTTTCTTACCGAATCCAGCTAATGCTAAATCGATAGAATATTTAAGTTCATCAATTTTACGAATATTATATGGTGGGTAATTAGGAACATCCAATTCTAAAGATTGTAGTCTATCCAATAAAGAATCAAACCCAACTGTGAATGGTTTATACGGTTCCCAATCTACGAGTGATTTAATCATAGTAACCTCCTTGTTAAGCGAAATTAAATCGTGACTCCTTTCGGCAGTCAAGATTATTATACACTATCTTATAGGGACTGTCAAGGTTACTACAGGTTTTTCTTCTTCTGTTGTTATTTCTACACTAGGTTTCTTTGACACACCTTTACACATTTCTCGCACAGTAGCAAATTGTTCACCTAATTCTAAATCTTGATATTTACCACAAACAGATAAGAGTTCTAATTCTTGTCTTAGTCTATCGTTCTCTCTCATTAAATCTATTGTCTCATCGTTACACGTCGATTGTAATGGCCAACTAAAACGTATTCCCACAGTTCCGTTGACGTCATCATCATAGGAGGTGTAACTGTTATTAGGATCACCATCGCCATCTTGATATATATCTTTGCCATCAGTACCTCTAAGTTCTGTATATAGTTCTATTGTACCACGTTCACAACTACCATAACTTGATCCTAAGTAATCATTCCTAGCATGAGCACTAGCTGCCCAACTAAATATTAATATAAATATTAATATAATAAATAACCAACGCATTAGTATCCTCCAGAAATAGTATTCTCTAGATCTTTCATATCATATTTAAATTGTCTTATTGCATCTGAGTTTGTTCTTACAAGTTCTTCTAATGCACGTAACTCTGAGTCAGATGCTAATTTATATGAACCATCACGTACAGCATATAGTATTCCCTCGAGTCTTCCTACCCATGTCGCCATCTCGGCCATCTCTTTAACGAGTTCCTCACGAGCGTCTGCGTAGTTCTTTGAGTTTCTGCCTGTCTTATCAGTAAAGATAGCGTGAATATTATCCATATCACCATAGACACGTTGTTCTAAGTTTTCTATTTCTACTTGTAGTAAAGCAATTGTAGTAGTGCTTTCATCTATTTGTGCAGTAAGTTTGCTTGTGTAATTAAATGCTCCATACGTGGCTGCCAAGATAGACAATACCACAGGAATGGATGCTATGTATTTTAACATTTCCCCTCCAGGTTAATTATTTAGTCCACTTCTCCTTGGCTCTTAATGCCCATCTCTCAAAAGCTTCTTTCTGTATATCTTTTTTAACTAAGGTTGCCCCCTCAGGAATATTGTTATATAATTTTATAACTTCACCATCTTGTATTTCTACAATAGCTGGTCCACAAAAAGCATCTTTAACAAATTCTTTATTTTTCTTTTTAATCATTCTTACTTCTTTCATACAAGAAGATAATGATTCCATAGGAATGTATTGTGTCATTTGAGATTTTTGGTCATTCATATTACCAAATAAGAACATTACTATAATACTAATAACTTCCATTTGTAGTCCCATTCTGTCTAACTTTATCTTTTAGTTTTTCTATATCAGCAATCATCTTTTCTATATCTTGTTGTGCCCTCTTTATATTTACGGTGTTACTCATCATTGATTCCATTTCAGTAGCCATAGACTCTAGTTGAGTTGCCATAAATTCAATGAGCATGTCTTGCTGACTATCAGCAGGCAAATTACCCATTTCACCACGAGGCCATTTAATTCTAAATTCTGTATTCTTTTCTACATCTGCAAGCATTAACTTACCTTGGGTCTCAATATTGTTAAGCCTTTCAATTACACCGAAGTAGGCCCACACCCCAATTCCTACTGCTCCTATTATCGAAATTAAATTTCTCATAGGCATACTTACAGCAGAATCAGAACTTACTTTTAATTCACTCATTTCTTATTATGATCCTTTTTTCCATTTCTTAGATGGAGATTTAGTTTTGCTAGGACTCCACTTTACTTTATCCGCCCAATACGCCGCAGACATTTTACCTTTGGATATATTTTTTGCGTGTCTAGATTTAAAAGCTTTACGTTGTCCTACTGTTTGATTAGTCTTTACTCCTGACTGACCAAACCTAATTGTTTTAATCTTGTCACCTTCTTTAGCCACAACTATATGTGACTTACCACTACCATCACTTAGACGTTTAGGTTTATTAAATCCCGATACCCCTGCTCTTTTTAATCTTGGGTCAGGTTTCTTCATTTCTTTTTCTTAAAACCTTTTTTCATAGCGGCATAAGATTTTGATGTAATAGTAGATTTAGATTTAGGTCTAGATATACCTTTAGCTTTTCTTTTATTTATATTAGCGTATAATCCTGGTCTATTCATTTTTTCTTTTTAACTGTTTTCTTTTTCTTTATCGGATTAGCGCCATACTTCTTCGTCCATCTCTTAGCAATCTTAGGATGGTTCGCGTACATATAACGCTTTTGTTTTTCCGATTTAAACGGCATTATTTATTAATCTTGCCTTTACCTTTTCCACCACCAAACTTACCGTAAGATTCATCACGGCTTGCTTTTAGTTGTTTCTTAGTTCTTTTCTTTTTAACACGCATAGCGATAGATTCATCTTTTCTATCTTTATAGCCTTGTTTCTTTTTTTTAGTAGTTACTTTCTTTTTCATTTTACTTCCTGCAGGTTTTGCATAATCCATTGGTTTATTTCTTTGCAACGCAGGTTGTCTATATGCTAAATTTGGCATAATACACTCCTTATATTTTAGTTATTTTAACCGCTGCATCCATTGTCTTAGCAGCATCTTTTGCCATGTCACTGGCAAAACGCATTTCCGCTTCTTTCAATCTAAGCGCACGATCCTCATCCTCGTTTTCATCCGTTGTCATGAGTTTCGCTTCTTCAAGATCCATCTTGTCTTGATGTATCTTAAGCCTGTTCATCTCACCCTGCGCACGCAGTGCAAGATCTTGTTTCTGTAATTGCATTCTTTCTTCTTCAGGACTAGGATTTTCACCAGCCATGATCTTAGCTTTCTCTTCATCAAACTGTAATACTTTATCTGAAGCGTTAGCTGCCATCATTGCAATTTCATTTTGCATTTCAATTGGTAATGGTTGTCCTTGTTGCTGAGCCATAAGTAATGCTTGTTGCATTTGTGGGTCTTGAATCATCTGCATCATTTCTTGTTGGTACTTCATAGCTAAGTGTTCAGTTATGTGACCCATTAGTATTTGTTGCAGTTGTGGATTTTCTTTATAAGCAGGATTACGTAGTATAGTTCCATGAGTTACAATATGTGCATCATGATTCTGATCCATCTGTGCTTGTAAAGGCATACCTTTCATAGCAGCCATGTTCTCTGATATAGGATTAGCTGACATAGGTTGTTGTGATTGTGCTAAATATCTTTGAGGTTCTTCTACTCCCATAGCCGCAAACAATTCCATACTAATTTGTTGCATGTTATATGCAGCTGGATTCTGTTGAGCTATAGACATAATAGCATTTATCTTTGCAATCCTATGCGCCTCTGTTGGCATGTTAGGATCTGATACTGGAATAACATCAATTGATTTTAAATTGAAGTCTTCTCTGAAAACTTGCTGTGCACCACCTGCGACTTCATAAGGATACATATCTGGAAGATATTCGCTATCTATTCTAGCGAGAATACGCAGGTCTTTGGATTGAGCAGCATGTAAGCGTTTGTGCACAGCGTTGAATAACTTTGAAGATTGCTCTAACAAAGCCATTGTAGTGCCGACTGGACCATAGTTAGAACCTTGTTCTACTACACTATCTGTCGCATCGGCAAACTCTTTTGCAAGATTAGTAACATATTGCATTAAATTAAATAAAGTTCCTGATGGTTCTTTAAACGGTAATGGTTGTAATGACTTAGCCAAATCTCCTGCTGGACTATTTACTTCTCTCCATTCACCTGGCGATATAGGCTCATCAGGGGCAAGTACACGAAGACCGTGTGCCTTGAATCCCCCTGGTAAGTTTGCAAAGGTTCCAGCGTCAATAAGCTGACGCATAGAGGAGGTAGCAGTCTTAGTAAGACCGCCTATTAAATGTAAATATCCATAACCATAAAAACCTAAACCCGGAATCATTGTATAATGTGTGAAGTACATTTTCTTTTTCATCAACACATCTTCTTGATCCCAGTTTCTTCGTATACATAATACTTGCTGGTCTTTGGTCATGTGAACAATGTATGGAAGTTTTAATCCATCTTCATTTTCAAAACCTGGTAAATCTATATTAGCATGTATTTCTAAAATTTCTACTTCATCATCGAGTTGACCTGGCTGACTTCTACCAACAATTTCATTTGCTGTTTCTGTAGCTGCGTCTTCATCAATTTCAGTTTCCATAACTTCAATGTCACGGAACATACCTGCTAATTGTAATTTTCTAACTTCATTTTGTGAGAGTACATATCTATGTGTAAATCTTTCTGCAGTTTCTAAATCAGATGCATAGTAATCTATATAAAAATCACTAGCTTTAATATATTCTGTACGTGCTCTTTGTAATGTTGGGTCCCAATATGTTTTCTTAAATGCTGTACCATATAATGATACATAAAATAATAAACGATCTAGTTCAGGACCGTACTCTGGCATTTGTATTTGTGTTTGCCAATTCATAAATTGACGAACACGTTGTGCTTGTTCTTGTTTTTGTAATGTGTCCACTCCGATTAAACGTGTACGAACAGGACCTTCTGTTGGAAATAATTCTTTATATGTTTTTGCTTGAAACTTTACAACTGCTTGTGCTAATACAGGGTGAGTTGCTCCACATGCCCCCGGAAAAGGTTCATCACCTTGCTCATCTGTAAATCCTAATAGAGTTACACCTTCTTCTGCAATGTTATCATATTCACCGCGTGATTCTTTATCACGTTCATAGCCATCTATTAATTCACTTGCTACTAATTGTAAATCTTCTTCAGATATAAGTTCTGCTAAGTTAGCATCAAACTCATCTTCTAAAACTTCTTCGTCTTCAAGTAGACCCATTGCATCAGCAGCTTCTAATTCTGCCTCATCTGTTAATTCTACTTCTACTTCTTCAGTACCATCAGGCATAGGTACGCCCGATATTACTTCTTCTAAATCTATTTGTTTTTCAATTGCCATTTCGTATCCTTGTTAATAGTAAAGTCCCCGTCTTTTACTATATGCTGCTTCTTTTCTATTATATACTCTTTGCTCTGCCTTGTCAACCCATGTATTCTCACTATGCTCTATGTAACCGCCATTACGCATCCACAATAAAGCTTGTGATACTGTATCCATGTAGTCATCATGATTACCTGTAGGGAAAACTCTAGTTTCTTCCATGACTTCATGTGCCCATGTCCTGTCATGTGGCGCATATATCCTACCATTATGGAATAATGAAGTAATTGCGTACACTCTTGCTACTTTATCCCTATCTGGTTGGAACTCAAAGATAGGAAGTCCTGTCATTCGCAGGTCTTGTATCAAAGATTGCCCAGATGCCTTCTTTTCTATGATAATTGAGTCAGGTTGATGCATTTCGTACTTGTCAATTGCCTTTTGACGTAGCGTTGGGTAGTCCCATCTGCCTCTTTCTGCACCTAATAGGCATAAATTGGGGGCAGATATACCATCACCGAACACACCCCACGTAGTTATTGCAGAATAATCGGCTGTTGTCCTAGTTGAGAACGCAGTATCCCATGATTGTATGATATAATCACATTCAGGTGCGTCATCCTTAGTCCAATCCTGCCACCATTCCGCCTTAATTATGTTTCCTTCCTCTGATGAAGGAGCTTGTCCGTATAATGCGTCGAACTTAAACCCGGGCGTGTTGTTTTTAGTTCTAATGATGTCCGCAGTTGTCCAACAAAACCCTTTTTCTTTGTCAGGTTCTGGCCAAAAGGACTCACCTAATTTTAATTTAGTAAAATCTTTAGTTAAATACCCCTGTTTTATTAGTTTTTTGCGCGCAGGTTCTAGAGTTTCTAAAGATTCTGTAGTATTTAAGGCAGG